CGTCAAAAAGAAAAAGAAGATGCTATTAAAGCAGCTCTTGATCGTATGAATTGGAGTAATCTTGTTAATCTAAAAGCTGGTGGTGGAGCAGTTGCTGATTTTAAAGAACTTATTCCCCTTCTTACCCGGAATGGGGGCGGTGATATGTCTACCATTCAAAAGAAAATAAATATAGGTGGAGAGCCACACCAGCTTTCCTATATTAATTCGGATGAGGCAAATCTTCTAGGACAACTGGGTGGTAGTGGTCAACCTGTTAATGGTGTTCCTGCTTATGCTTATGGTGATCCCGAAGCAGACGATCCTACTGAGGAAGGTCCGGGTGAACAACATAGTATGGAAGATGCTGCAATAAGTAAAGAAGCTGCCAGGGATGTTGATATCGACCGATTTAGTTTTAGCCATTTTGCAGGACTTGCTCCTGATCCAGATCTTGAATTTGAAGGTCTTCCCAACTGGCTGGTAGATTGGCAAAATGAACCGCCAAATATAGGAGAGTGGCGAGAACGTGATCCTATACTCCCACGACGTTCAAGAAAAGAAGGTGGTGGATTATCCGAAATATATCGTGCCAGGGGTGGTTCTCTTCCTTCTAATCTTTGTTACAATAAACATGGTAAAATAGTTAAATGTACATCTATCAATAGACCCAATCTTGAGCCAGATAAGCCTCCCACATATGATATACTAGGTATTGAAGGTTTTCTTACTAGTTGGGATAAAGATCCTATGTGGAATACAGCATTAGCGGGCGTATCTGGTGCCATTCCAGGTGGCGCTCTATTTACGGGCCTTGCTACTCAACATATGAGACAAAATTATGTAAATGAGATACGAGCACAGTATGGTTTAGAGCCGTTGGGAATGTTTGATATAGGGGAAACTTTTGAAGAACAATCATTAGGTAAAATGACTCCAGAGGAAGTAATGGCCAGCGGAGGGGGCACCCATCTAGCTGGACCAGGAGGATTTAGTGCTGTTGGCCGTAATCCATTCACTGATCCTACTGTAATGCACCCGCATGACTACAATCCAAAAAAGAGAGCTTGGCAAGAATTTAGAGATGCATATGTTCAAAAGGCACGAAGAGACGCACGGGTAGCTACCAAAATAGAGGAGGAAGAGGTTCTTCAATATCTTCCGGGGCTTCCACAGAAAGCATTAGGATTCCATCCGACACATGTTACCAGAGCAGATCCTTGGGAGGGTATAGGAATAGGTCGAGTAAATTATGATATCGATCAAGCAAAAAAAGCGGAGCAGGAGTGGGCTGAAGAATTTTATGATGCATGGGATGGTCCTGATACAGATGATGATGAAGGTTATCCAGGTGACGAATATAAAAAAGGTGGTCGAATTTTTTAATCTTAGTATTAGTAAAGGAAAAGGAAAGACTTAGATGGCAATAGAACAAAATCCTTTTGAAATGATATCACAGGCAGTCAGTAATGTCGTACCTATGGCTGGTACGGAAGAGACTGCTGATGCTACCTTTGAGGTTGATCCCACGGACGGTGGTGTTATCGTAGATTTTTCCGAGAATGTAGCAATGGAAGCTACCGGAGATATTGCCGAATGGTATGGAGATCTCTCAGAAACTCTGGATGAAGACGATCTGGGAATTATTGCCAATGATGTTATAGATAATTATGAAGCCGACAAAGAATCCAGGGCTGAATGGGAATCCATGTTCGAGCGAGGCTTTGATCTTCTAGGTCTGAAACTAGAGCAAGGAACGGAACCCTTTGAAGGTGCTTGCACGGCAGTACATCCTCTCCTGATTGAGTCGGCTGTCAAGTTCCAGTCCAAGGCTTCAGGAGAACTGTTTCCTGTGGGTGGTCCTGTCAAAACACAGATACTGGGCAAGTCTACTCCAGAGAAGGAGTTGCAATCCAATCGTGTTCAGAACTTCATGAATTATCAGCTCACAGAGCAGATGCCTGAGTATTTTGATGAATTTGAAAGAATGCTGTTCCATCTTCCCTTGATAGGATCAGCCTTCAAGAAGTTGTATTATGATGCTACCTTGAAACGTCCTGCCTCTGAATTTATTCCCATTGATCAGTTCTATATATCTTATTATGCAACTAATCTGCGAAATGCGGATAGATATACCCATGTAATATATCGTAGTCCCGTGGAAATTGCCAAGGATATCCGGGCAGGTGTTTATCAAGATGTGGATCTTCCCATACCTTCCCAGGGAGATATGCCGTCATTCACAGAAAAGATGGATACTATTCTTGGATTGTCTCCCTCCTCCGATCATGATCCACAATATATTTTATTGGAACAGCATTGTTATCTAGATATTGAAGATGATGATGTGTCGCTTCCCTACATTGTTACTGTTGAGCAACAGTCTCGACGAGTACTGAGTATCCGTAGAAATTATAAGCAGGATGACCCGAACAAAGAAAAAATAAGTCACTTTGTGCATTATAGATTTGTTCCGGGCTTTGGTTTCTACGGCCTAGGTCTTATTCATTTTCTTGGTAACCTGACAATGAGTGCCACGGCAGCTATGCGTTCCTTGATAGATGCTGGACAATTTGCCAATTTACCGGGAGGATTCAAGGCCAAGGGAGTCAGGATGGTTGGTGATAATGATCCTATCGCACCCGGTGAATTCAAAGAAGTTGAGGCAACCGGCATAGATCTTTCCAAGGCTATTGTGACTCTTCCTTATAAAGAACCTTCTGCCACCCTACATCAAATGCTTAATTTTGTAACTGTTGCGGGGCAGAAGTTTGCGGATAGTACTGAGCAAGTAATTTCCGATGCGGCCTCATACGGGCCTGTCGGAACTACAATGGCTTTACTGGAAGCCAGTAGTAAGTTCTTCTCGGCTATTCATAAGAGAATTCATAAATCTCAGAAAGATGAATTCAATATACTTGCCCGTATTGATTATGATTATCTTCCCAAGGAATATCCCTATGACGTTCCCTATGAAGATCGTAGTATATTCAAGAAGGATTTCGACGGGCGTATTGATATTCTTCCAGTCAGCGATCCCAATATTCCCAGCAACGCACATCGCATGATGATGGCAAATATGGCTCTGCAAATGGCGCAACAGTCACCTCCAGGTATGTTCAATCTGGAAGCTCTCAACAGAACTATTCTGAATGCAGCCAATATGCCGAATATAGAGGAAATACTTCCACCCAAGATCGAGCCTCAAAAGATGGACCCGGTATCGGATATCATGGCAGCCACCAAGGGTATTCCAATTGCAGCTTTCCCAGGGCAAAATCATGATGCCCACATACAAACAAAGATGGCATACCTGCAAGATCCAATGAATGGTGCCAATCCTATCATGCAACGTATTAAACCTATCTTGGAATCCAATATTCAAGAGCATTCTGTCATGAAATATCAAGAACAAATGAATGGTCTTGCCAAGGAAATTATGAAGGGAGCACCAGAACAAGCCGGTAATCCGTCTACCATAGAGATGGCTCTGGCACAGGCAGCCCAGCAAGTAATGAATGCCAATCAATCTATGGGTCAGGCTCAGTCTCCTGAACAACAGCTTGTTGCTCTGGAACAGGCCAAGGTCGAATTGGAGAAACAAAAGATTCAATCCAATGCCCAGGCCCAGGCCGCTGAAATGGAACTGAAGAATAAGAAATTCGAGCTTGAGGAAAATTCACAGATTATCAATATGATGGAGTCCGGTTCCAAGGATAACTTCAAAAATAAAAAGGATGAGCTGGATAGAAAATTGAAGATTGATCTGAAGAGCATGGATGTGGCTACACAAACAGAGTTGAAGGAAATTGAGGAAAACTATAAGAAAGAACTTAAAAAAATGGAGTTGATGGTCAAGACCATGATCGAAGAAGAAAAACTTGGTCTGAAATCTGAAGAGTTAATTACACAGTCTGAAATGAAAGAGCATGAGATAGATCATCAAAGAGAAATGAAGGAAATGGAGTTGATGATCAAGGATATGATTGAAGAGCGTAGACTCGATTTTGAAGTTCAGAAGGAAGTTTCCAGAGTAGTCAATGAAAATGTAAAGAATAATTTTAAAGATGTTGGACAACAAGATTTAAATCTTATGATTCAAATAGCAATTGATCAAGTAAAGGAGAATGAAAATGATGAAGAAGGGTAAGGGGTATCCCGATCATGTGAAGGATACCGATAAAACTTTTGGAGATGCCTACAGCCAAGATATTGTGGATATTCGTTGCGTGCGTGGTGTCCTCAATAAGTGGGATGAGTCATCTTGGGAACTTCCCAAGCCTGTTAAGAGTGGTTCTTCCTATATCTGATGGATATCTGGGATGAGATTATTCAGGAATTTAATAAGGAAATAAACCAACTCAGGATAACACTTGGCAATGGTTCTGCTGAAGATTATCCACATTATAAACAAATTGTAGGTTCAATTTCTGGCCTGGAATGGGCCAGAGATAATCTGACAACCATAGTGAAAAAACGAATATACATGGAAGAAGAGGAGTAAAATGCAACAGGTAAATTTAGGTGGTGCTATAAAAAATGATCTTTGGGTGACAGATCTGGAGGAACAACCAGATCCATCGCCCT